AGATTGAAGAAATTAAAGAGATTAAAGAGATTGAAGAGATTGAAGAGATTGAAGAGATTGAAGAGATTAAAGATATAGAAGAAATTGAAGAAAATGGTAATTGTATTAGATTTATAAATATAATATTAAAAGTTTATATGATTTTAATATTAATTTTTTTCTCATTATCATGGATATAAATCAAAATTAAATATCATTATTATTAATATTTTCAAATTCATCATTGTTATTATCTAATAATTTATCTAACTTTTTTCATTATCATCTAATTTTTTAGATATTTTTTCTAACAATTCTAAAATTTTATTAAAATCACTTTTATTAGAATTAGAATATATATCAAAAGTAGTGGTATTAAAAATCATTTATATTATAAATAATAATATATTTATTTTTATATAAATATAAAATAATAAAAAAATGATATTTTTTAAAAATTAAAAAAATATCTTAAAAAATGGATGAAGAATATATCTTTGTAAATTCATTTGTAAATATAATATTATTACAATTTATAATATTATTATTAGTAATAATATACAATTTATATAATAGATTAAAATTAAATAAAGGATTTAAAAAATATGAAAATATTTCTAATAATTTAAAAATAAAATATTATAATGATATAGAAAATCAATATAATAAAATGAATTAAGTTGCAACAATAATATTTTTATTATTCATTAAATAATCTTGTATAGCCGTATAAATATGATATTGTGTAATATCATTTATTTTATCAATATTTTCGTATTCAAACTTATAAATATGAAAAGAGACATCTTTTTTTCCATTAGTAATATAAGAAATTATTAATCTATTTGGTGACTTGCCTATTGAAATATGTATATCTGAATCACATAAACTACATAAACCATCTATTTTTAGTAATTCATTATTATCATCGTTATTATAATATACCGATTTTGGTTTAAAATTACCAATATCGTACATATTTTTTCGTTTATTATAATATTCATCATATTTTTGTTTTTTTAGAAATTTTGTATTATTATTTTTTTTATAAAAACAACAGAACATATTATAATATAAAATAAATAATTAAAAATTAAATCATTTTTTATATAAACATAAACAAATTTATAATAATAATGAAATTTGTTTATATATTCATCATATTATTATTATTAAATATGTCTGATACTTTTTTTATATTACAATTGAGAAATAATAATATAAAATTATTAAATAACAATGATGAAAAAAAGAACAATTCTATTATACAAAAAAATACTACAATAAATTTATTAAATTATTATGATTATTTTATACCATTAGATATATGCAATGGAGACATGTTTTTTAGATAATTTATTTATTAACATTAGAAATATGATTATAACTAATGAAAATTGGATTAAATTAGGCAGTAAATTTTGTAAACTAAAAATTGACTTTTATAGAAGGTATAAAAATAAACAAAAAGAAAATAATGAAAAATTTATTTTATATAATTACGATTATAGTTATATTTTTTATTTTTTAGCAAAAAATTTTAATAATATAATAAAATTATATTTTAATAATAATGAAGATAATATATTATATAATAAAATACATGTATCTGATATATTTTATAACATGGTTGAATTCAATTTCTATGATTGTTATAAAAATAATGTTAAAGGAATAGATCAATTATTATATGATACTGAAAAATTTATTACATTAGTCGATAAATATTTAATAGATTATAAAGAAACTATATACTATATTAATATTAAAAAAGTTCTAAAATTAATTATAAATAAAATTTCTAATAATTATTTATAATCATAAAATAAATATTTATTTGTTATTAAATTCTCTCTTTCATATATCTTATCTGATTTAATAAAATTTATTGCTTTATCTATCTCATTTTTTAATACTTTTAATCTTGTTGCAAATTGTGGATTAGATTTTTTTCCATCTTTTATATAATTTCCATTAGGACTAAACCTTATAAAATAATGCGGACTTGTATATGCCATCATTATATCATTTATACGATTATTTTCATTATCAATATCATATCCTTTATGTTGATTTTCATCCGTTTCAATTGCTAATAAACAACCATTAATAATTATATGATGATCTATAAATCTTCTATGATTACAACTACAACCACCAATATTTAATAATTTGTTATGCTGAAAATCTTGATAATTTATATTTATAAAATCTCTGACTTTATTTTCAAATGATTTAGTTCTTATATTTAATGATAATGGATCATCAGGATATAAATTTGAAAAACATTTAGCACAATAATTATTATATTTTTTATTAGCATATTGCAAGCACATTATACCTTGTTTATTTGCTTTACATAAAGCAGAACCTCCACAATCAATACAATTTTGTTTTAATTTATTATGAACACAAATAGAAGCACCACCACATTCTTTACAAGTTGATTTTTGTATATTATGTTGGCAAATAGAAGAACCACCACATTCTTTACATTTTGATTTTTGTATATTATGCTTACAAATAGAAACACCACAACATTCTTTACAAGTTGATTTTTGTATATTATGTTGGCAAATAGAAGAACCACCACATTCTTTACATTTTGATTTTTGTATATTATGCTTACAAATAGAAACACCACCACATTCTTTACATTGTGATTTTTGTTTATTATGTTGACAAATAGAAGCACCACCACATTCTTTACAAATTGATTTAAATCTATTATGTTCGCAAATAGAAGCACCACCACATTCTTTACATTGTGATTTTTGTATATTATGATGACATTTAGCATTTAATGAAATCATATCATCTGTTTTACAATTTGCACAAAATCTATTTTTTTTATTATTTTCATATACAAATGAACCTACTATACTACAACAAGATACACATAAATAATATTTATTATTATAATGTATTAAATTTTCTTCAATATTTTTATGTTCTTTACAATATTTAACATTCCAATTATTATCATTATAACAATATATTGCTTGATTAATACAATTATTATATTCACATGTTTTCGGCATTATTTTAATTATAAATAAATATATTTTTAATCATTTTTTTATTTTTCTAAAAGTTCTTTAATAATTACCAAAAAAATAATTTTGGTATTTATTTTTTTATTCAATAATCAGAAATCATCAAAACCTTCATCATCTATAATTTCGTCATCAGAATAATACATATCTTCTTCATCATAATGATTGTCATCTATATCCATATATTCCTCTTCGTAAGTCGTTATACCATATCTATCTACAAAATCGTCATAAGCATTAACTTTTGAAGATGTCATAATTATAATATTAATTAAAAAAATCATTTTTTATTATAAAATCATAAGAATGATACAATTTTTTAATATAAAGATATAGTAAAAAACATATACAAATGTGTAGTAATTATGTATCTTGTTGGATACATGGCGGAATAGGAAATCAGTTATTCCAAATCGCAAATGCCTTATTTTATTCTAAAAAATATAATAAAATATTAATTTTTAAAAATGAAAAATCGTTATGGAATTTTCATAATCTACCGAGGAATACTGCTTGGGATACTTTATTTAATAATAAATTAAATGTTTTAGAAGAAGAATTTTATAATAAAATAAATTTTGATAATAAATATGACGAAATAAGATATAATATGTATGATGAAATACCTATTTTAAATAATAATGTTTATTTAAAAGGATATTTTCAATCAAGTAAATATTTTAATGAAAATATAAAAAAAGAAATGAATGAATTAATATATAGTAATGAAAAATATGTTAAAATAGCAAATACTATATATAATTTAATTAAAAAAAATTTTAATGATTATGATGATAATAATTATTCATTTATTCATATAAGAAGAACTGATTATGTAAATAATTGTTGTCATAATTTATTAGATATGGATTATTATAAAAAAGGAATAGATATAATAGGCAATGATAAAATTTATGTAATATTTTCAGATGATATAGAATGGTGTAAAAACAATTTAGATTTTATAAATAAAAAATTTTTTATAACAATACAAAATTTATATATAGAATTAATTTTAATGTCTTTTTATAAAAATGGCATAATAGCAAATTCTACTTTTAGTTGGTGGGGAGCATTTATTAATGGAAATGATAAAAAAATAATAGCACCTAATAAATGGTTTTCAGAGACATCTTTTATAAAAGAATGGGAAGATATTTATGAGAATTTTTTTATTAGAATATAGAGATTTTTTTTCTTGTTGTAAAAACAGCAATTTTTATAATAACTCTTGATACATTTTCAGTTTTTGAAGAAATTATATTATTATAATTATCATATAATTTTATATTTATTCGTTTTAAAGAAGAAACAACTGGATTTAATGTAAAAATAGATAAATCATTAATATCACTTACCGAATTCATATTATCTGTTGTAAAATTTACATTTGTTGATGTAGAAGAACCATAATATTTTGATTTGTCTATTGTTATATAATCAAAATATTCAAATATATTATCATTAACATTATTATTATTTGAAATTAATCTATTATAATCATTTATCCATACATAAACATTATCAAAATCATTAATATCAACATTATTTATTTTTCCATTAAAATCTTTTAATGTTATTGAACTACTGATTGTCTTAAAAAATAATACATCTTTTATAGGTGTTATTAAATCTAAATAAAAATCAAAAGAAGAATTATTAAAATGACATTTAGAAGAATCAATAATAATAATTTTTTTATCTAATATATCTGTATTCATTTTTATTATATATAATTATAATAAATTTCTATAATATTCATGTTTATCAAAATCTTTTAGTGGATGAAATAAATAATTTTTATTTTTTTTAAAATCATCAATTGTCCAATCATTTCGATAAACTATTGTTGATAATTCTTCTGGACATAATACTTTTAAATCATATATATATGCAACTGAATTATAAAAAAATTCTAAAAATGGAATAAATTTTAATTTTAATATTCTTTCTTTCATTTTTATCATTAATTTTTTAGATAATCTACAGGCACATACCATGGAGCAAAATGCAGGATCTCCAAAAAGTGTAACAGCATAAGACCAAAACCATTCATTATTAATAGCATCTTTAAAAGTTCCTTTTTTATTTTTTGCACATACTAAATCATAATTTTCGCATTTAGTATTTAAATTAATAATATTTTTATAATCTGGAATAAAAACATCATCTTCAATAATCCATACATAATCATAATTTTCATATAACATCATAAAATAATAAAAAAATTTATCATAACTTGAAATTCTCTTATCTGTATTTATATTATTTTGTGCATTTGCTAAAAAAATTTCTAATGTATATTGAAATCCATTAGAAATACAAATATCATTATCAATTTGTATATATTTTATTTTAGAATCATCTTTTTTATGTTCTTCATAATCATTATCATCAATAAATATATATACATCATAATAATCTGTTAATTTTTTAGCAATTTCTATTAACGGTTTATTAGGTATTTTTGTTAAAAAAGCTATAATTGTTTTAGACATATATGAATAAATATTATGTCTTATATTTATATATGAAAAGGTCAGCAAGTTCTATTGATTCTACTATTAAATCAAACTCTATGTCAATAAGAGAAAGTATAGAAAAATCTAATCCTAAAAGTGCGAAGGAAGATATAGATGATTATGAAAAAATGAAATTAAAATATATTGATATAATTGAAAATAAATTTATTAAAAAAATACCAGATGATATAAAAGAAGAAATTGATTGGTTTATTCACGGATTAAATTTTAAAAATAATCCTAAATATTTTGATTATGGTATAATGTCTTATATTAAAATATTAAATATTATTTATTTATTCAAAAATAAATCAAAAATTGTTTCAGAATATATATTTAAATATGATTTTTATGCAGAAAGATATTATATTGATGTTGTTATATATTTTATTGAATTAATACAATTAAATGTTTTATTTGTTGAAGAAAATAATAAATCATATTATTTATCTCCTTTAAATGATAATAATTTTAGACTATATATGAGAAAATATTATAAAATCTCAGAATTTGATTATACATATAAAAAATTACAAAAAGCTATAAAAAATAATAGAACAAAATATACATCTAATGAATTTGATGTTAAAGATTATGATTTTATTTTAATGAATTCTTATTATGGTGGATTTCCATTAAATAGATTTGAAATAGAATTGAAAAATTTTGATATAAATAGAGATTATAACTCTTGTGTTTTACATTCTAAAGAAAGAACAGATTCAAATCATGTTATTTCTTTACAAAAATGTAATAATACTAATATAATAAATACTACATGGAATAGATATAATAATAAAAAAATAGATGATTTTATACCATTAGAAGATAAAAATTATATATTAAATGATAATATAAAATATAGTTCATATAAAAATGCAAAATTTAGATCAACACCTTTATCTTTTAGAAAATCTAAAAAATACGATAAATATACATACATATTTAATACAAAATTAGTAAGTCAATATGAAATGCCAAAACATCATGTTATATATAAAAATATGTATTTTTTTACTAATAAATCAAATATTTCAAAAGAATATAAAACAATTAATGGTGGTGTTTATGATATAACTGATAAAAATTGTATAAATATTTTTAATATTGTAAATGATAGTGGATTTTGTTGGTTTTCAGGTATAGTTTCCGCTTTATGTTATTCTGATAAAACTGCAAAAATAATTTATAAAAAATCAGAGCGATTTATTAAAAAATCTATAAATTTTATTAGAGATTTTTTAATAAATAGTGAATATAAAACCTTGGATTTAAGAAATGATAAAGTATTAAAAACTTTACATAAAAATTATATTTATTTATTTTTATTTATACATTCATCTTATTATTTATTAATGACAAATAAAATAAATAATTTAGATTTAGCAAAATTTGGTAAAAAAATGGATTTAATTAATAACAATTTTAAAAAAATATTTTTATATGTAAGTATTATTGAATATTATAGTTTGTATTATGATTTACCTGAAAGTTATATGGAATTATGGAATTAATGAATTAAGTTATTTCATTATCTTGTTCTAATTGTTCATTATATTGTTCATATTTTTTTATCCACTTGCGAATACAATTATCAGATACATTATATTTTTCTCCAATTTTTGTAAAAGCTTTTATTTCTTTTATATCTTGGAGTAATTGCTCATATGATGGTCTATTTGTATTTTTACATGCAGTTATAAATCTATTTTTATTTTCACAATCATTACATCTACAACTTTTACTTGATATAATATTATTACAATCAATACAATTGTTAGTTTTCTTTTCTACTTTTTCATTAGGTTTTATAACTTCTTCTTTTTTAGGTTTTGTTTGTATTATTGTAATAAGTTCTGTTTTTATAAGTTCTATTTTTTCTATATCATTTTCATCTTTATCTATTTTATTATCTAATAATAAAATTTCTTCTTGTTTTTTATTTATTAAATCTATTCTATTTTGTTTTTCAATAGTTTTATTTATATTATTTGAACAATAAGTTGGAGTTAATGAGTGACATAAAGGACATAAAAAACGTAAGTTTTCAATTCTATTATCAAAATGATCCCCATTAATGTGATCAAGCTCCAAAGGAATTTGTATATCAGTAAAAAACTTATTGCAAAATGTTGATTTTCCACAATGCAAACATTCATGTTTCCATCCTAATTCATTTATTAATTTTTTTTTTAATCCTTCTCCGTTAGAATACATACTATCTTTTATAAAAATTTCATTTAATTCTATTTTTTTTTTATAAGATATTTTTTTTGGATATGTTAAATGTCTATAATTTATATTATAATCGTCAAAGAATTTTTTAATTGTTTCTAAATAAAATGATGATTTATATTTTAATTTTAATAAAATTTCATCCCAACTTACAGAATTCTTTACTAAATCTATATAAAACTCTTTTGAATTTCTACTTAATTTTGAAAATAATCCACCATAATTTTTTGGTAAATGCGAATAATCTATATCAATATTTTGAATTCGTCTTTGTATTTTTCTGGTTAATGTATTTAAATTACATTCTCTTAAAACATCATTCCATTTTTTTGCATTTTTAATAATTTCTTTTAATTTATCATCTGATATATGTCCTAAATATTCCTTTTTTATCTTTTTATTATAATCTATATATGTTTCTTTAATATGAGAAATATCAATATTAAGTCTTTTTAATTTTCTTTGAAATTCTATAATAATATATTGTAAATTAAATTTTTCACAAATATCTTCCCAAGTTGTAGAATTTTTAATAATTTGTTTTAATTCATCGTTTGATATATCTTTATAATTCATTTTATATTTTTCTAAAAATTATTATATGAATCATTTTTTAAATTATATCAATTATTAAAAATAAAGTTTAGTTTAAATTAAAAAAAAATACTGCATTTTAAAGATAAAATGTCCCTGGCGGGATTCGAACCCGCGCCCTCATATAAAAGAGGAAAACATCTTAAGTGTTTCGTGTTAGACCGCTCCACCACAGAGACATTACCCGTTAAGGCAGTATTTAATATAAAAATAATTAATATGAACCAAAAGTCCAAGGTATATTCACCTTTTGCCTCCTTGTTATTTATATATATAAACTTATCCTTATATCATTTTTAAATTTCAATCCATTCTTTTAGATATCTTTCATTATGTTTATTTAATATTTCATCACAATCTACACATTTATATAAATATTTAGATACAACTATTTTTTTATTACTATTTCCAATATATGCACCCCAATAACTAAAAGAAGAACCTGGTGATACAACACCATTTTTAAATAATGACATTAATATTAATTCTAAATAACAATCATCTTCGTTATTATTTATGAATAATTGCTTATCATTTATTTTTATATTTTCATTACACCATTTTATGTCATCAGAAAAAATGATTAATTTTTTATCTATTCCAATTATATTAACAGCATTTATATAATAATCTAAATTAGTTATAAAATTATAATTTAAAAAATCACCTCTTCTAAAATGTAAAAAACAATAATTATCATCATTATCATCTTCAAATTTTTTTTTAATATTATTATAAATAATACAAGCATTTTGTAAATAAGTTTTATTAGAATATAAAAGTCTATTCATAAATATTCTTGTATCATCAGATATATTATAAGGTGATTGAAAATAACCATTAATTAATAAATTACCTTGATAATAAGGTATTATCGTTTTTTTATATTCTTCATTTTGTTGTTCTTGATATTCGTTATGAAAATTAATATCATAATTAATTATTAATAAATTATCTTTTAAAAATGATGAAAATGGTGTTTTTTCGTGTTTTTTAACAATTTCTTTTTCTTTTTTTTCTTTAAAAATTGGTATTTTGTTATTATTTTTAGCATATTCTATAACCATAGCAATTTGAAATAACTGATTTCCTAAACCTCCTATTAATTTGCTTGATACAAAATTCATAATAAAAAATCGCTATTTAATTCTTATATAATGACAAAAAATTAACCCATTTTTCTAATGTTTTATTTTCTATATATAAATACTTATAAAATGTCATAACTAAAATATTTAATATTGAATTATCATATTTAATATAATAACAATATTTATTATTTTCTATATTAATTTCATCATTATAAAATATAATTTTATGTTTATCTTTATCATAATTGTCATAATTTTCATTTTTATCACAATAAATACATAAATAATTATCATCATTTTCATCATTAAAATGTTTTCTAATATTAACTAATAAATCATAAGCATCATACATAGATTGATTATCTTTATAAATAATATCAACTATTTTTCTAAGTGTTTCATCTGAAATAATATTATAAATCTCATCTATTCTATTGTCAGTTATAATTAGTTTTTTAGTTTTATTATATATATCATCATTTAAAACTAAAATATTATCTATTTTAAGTTTAAGATTATTATACATAGTTTTACTAAAAACTATATTGCTATTATTTATTCTAATATGCTCTAATAATACACAAATTTTTTTAAATTGGTTTTCTATTTTTTCATCAAAAAAAGAACAAGATATATAAATCATTTTATTATAAATAAAATAAATTATTTTTATATACAACAAAAACAAGATTTTTTAGAACTTTTATTATAAATATTTATCATATTATCTATAATATCTGATATTAAATTTGATTCTATAAGTATTTTTAATGATTCATATATATATTCAGGTATAATATCATCATCAGTTCCTATAATACCATCATCACCTTTTGCTATTTCTTCTAAGGTATTTATAACATATTGTTTTTTTTCATTACCATATAAATTACCAAATTTTTCTACTTCTTCTATTAATAATGTTAATAATTGTATTGAATTTAATATTGTTATTTTTTTATCACCTATAAGAGATTTTATTCTATCATATAATATTTTATTTGGTAGTTTTGATTTAGATATAATATTTGAAGTATTCATTTTATATATTACAAACATAATAATTGTAATTGTTCTTCTTCTGTTAATTTCTTTTTTCCACCATATTTATAAGCAAGTTTTTCATTTATAAGAATTTCAGAAAAACATAATGTATCTTTATCTGTTTTATATGCATCTATAAGTAATCTACCATATTTATCAAAATTATAACAATTTATCCATATTAAATATACATCATATGATAAAACAGTATTAATCTGTTTTTTTGTTGTATTATTTGGTAAATTTTTATCTATAATTAAATTTATAATGCGATTTTTTGCTTTAATTGCAAATTCTTTAATTTTATCATTTTTACTTGTCATTTCACAAGTATCTAAATTATTCAATCTGCAATGAAATTTATAATAATTATCTAAAACTGGAATAACTAATGTAATTGTATCTCCATCGTGTATAGATACAACTCTCGCATATGTTTTAATATTATTTAATGAAAATTCTGGTGTATTATTATCATATTTTTTAAATAATTCTTTTTGTTCCATTTATAAATAAAATAAATTTATATTTATATCATTTTTTATAAAAAATGATATTTTTTTATTTTAAAAAATATATTATGGAAACAATAACTATTTATCCATTAAAAGAAAAAAAATTTATTTATAGTCAAATAAAAAAATTAGCATTAGAAAATAATGGTATTTTATTTGGTTGTTATGTAATGACTAATATTATATCTGAATATTATAAAAAAGAATATTTTATTAATAATAATATTAAAAATTACTGGGATGATAAATATGATGAAAAAACTATTTTACGATTATTAGTTTGTAATTGTATAAGTATTTATTTTAATAATGAAGCTGAACTATATATATTTATTGCTAAATTAAGAAAAAATTTTGATATGAGAATAAAATATAAAAATATAAGATTGGAAAAAATGAATTATTATTTTAAACAAATAACTATATTTTTAAATTATGGTAAAACATTATCATCTGATGGATTTTATTTAGAAATTAATATATTATTATATACATATTATTGTTATTATACTGAAGAAAAATTAGAACCACCATTTAATAATACAGGATTTTTATCTTATATTTTTATACAAGATAAAAATGGTATTAGAATATCAAATAATACTGGAACTAATTTAGATTTATTATCTAAAAATGAAAAAATAGATATTGAAAATATCTTCATAGATTTAATAATAAAAAACGAAACTTATTTAATAAAAACAAATTTTATTTATACAGATAAAAAAATTACTGAAAATATTATTAAACTTTTATATGAATATAATTATATAAATTGGAATATTAAAAATTGTGATATTAAAACAATTTATGAAAATGAAACCAAAATAATTATACACGATAATAAAAAATTTAATAAAGATTGTTTTATAACTACTTTAAATTTTCAAGAAATATCATTAAATATAAATGATTTACTAAAATAGATATTATGGAGGATAAAATTGATGAGATAATGAATAATTTTAATTATAAAAATGATGTAAAAATTAAAGTTAAAATCAAAGATAATTTTTTTAATAATATTATAAAAATTATGGTTAATAATAAGTTAATTGATAAAAATAATATAACAGATAAAAAAATTATGATTATTAGAAATAATATAAATAATTATATGTCTAACGAAGTAATTGATAATAATGAAATATTTTGTGTATTATATGAAAAATTATTAACTTTTCTTATAGATGATTTATCATCCTAAATATAAAATATATAATGTTGATGTTAGGATATGAATTATAATGATATAAAGGATAATTTGTCTTTTTCTATTAAAGAAAATTATTTTTTATTATATAAATTTTTATTATATAATGATATTAAAAAATATTTTAATGATAATATTGATATTGATGATAATATTAAAAATACAATAGAAAAATATATAAATGATGATGAATTTGTAATATTATTTGTTAATTGCTTTATAAACGATATTATTAAAAAAAAAATTAAAGAAAAAAATATGAATTTTATTATTGATAATATTATAAAAACTATCAATTCGTAATTTTATCATATAATTTACTTATAAATGTCTTATTATTATCATTATTATTTATATAACCATCCAAAACCTTTTTATAAACAATTTCTAAATTTTTTTTATTTAATATTAAATATAAATAATAGATTGATGTTAATATAATAGTAAATATTATATCATTTTTATTATACTTATTTTTTTTTAATATTACTAAAATTATTATTGGTATTAATTTTAGTATTACATTTATAATAATAAATTTTATTAAATTTTTATTATTAATTCTTTTATTAAATAAATAAAATATTTCAAATACAGTAATTATGTATGCTACTACTAATAATAAAAATGGATTATATTTTATTATTTTTAATATAAATAATAAAAACCATACAATTATCCAATTTGAGAAAATATCAAGAAAATTAATCATTTTATTTATATAAATAATTTAAAATTAAAAAAATGATTTATTTGATATTTTTTAATATATTAAAATATGTCAGGAATTTGTATCTTTGATAATTGTAATAATAATGCTTTTTATGGTAATGTTATTGATTATAAAAAAATATATTGCAAAGAACATAAAAATATTGAAGATAATTTAATTGATATTAGAAATAAAAATAAATATTGTAAATCTTGTTTATATACAATAGGAATTTATGGATATATAAATGATAAAAAAAATTTATTTTGTAAAGATTGTAAAAATGATGATATGATTGATATTACACATAAAAAATGTCTTTTTGAAAATTGTATAAAACAACCAATATTTAATTTTGAAGGAGAAACAAAACCTATATATTGTGGCGATCATAAAGAAATTAATATGATTAATGTTATATCTAAAAAATGCTTATTTGAAAATTGCGATAAAATACCAACATATAATTTTGAAAATGAAACAAAACCTATTTATTGTGGTGATCATAAAAAATATAATATGGTTAATGTAAAACATAAAAAATGCTTATTTGAAAATTGCGATAAAATACCAAATTTTAATTTTAAAGGAGAAACAAAACCTATATATTGTGGTGATCATAAAAAACCTATTATGATTGATGTTATAAATAAAAAATTTATTTCTCCATTATGTGATAAACAACAAATTATAGACCAATATTGTTGTAGATGTTTTTATGCTTTATTTCCTAATGATAATCGCTGTAAAAGAATTAAATTAAAAGAAAATGAAGTAAAAATATATATTCAAGAAAATTTTAAAAATTTATCATTTATTTTTGATGAACCTATTAAAGGTGATGGAATGTGTATTAATAAACGTCCAGATATATTGTTAAATATTAATCATCATTCTATTATAATAGAAATTGATGAAAATCAACATAAAGGATATGATGTTGGATGCGATGATTCAAGAACTTTGATAATACAAGAAGCATTAAATAGACCTATAATATTTATCAGATTTAATCCTGATGATTATATTGATGAAAATAATAAAAAAATATTATCACCATTTAAAATTGATAAAAAATTAGGTTTAACAACAATACCAGAAGAAAATTTAGATGAATGGAATAATAGATTATTATTATTGAAAGAAACTATAAAAAATAATTTAGAATATACAACAGAAGAACCAATAAGAATAATTAAATTATTTTATGATAAAATTCTTTGAAATAATTTAAAAATTTTACTATAATAATATTTGAAAATTTCGTAAAATGTAATTTTTTTAATCATATAATATTTATTTATAATAAATCCGTATTTTTTATAATAACCGACAGTTCCGCCAGATACTATCACTGAAATATGATATAAATTATTATCCAATGTTATTTCCTTTGCTTTTTCTAATAATTTTCTTCCATATCCATTATGTTGTAATGATAATTCATTTTTATCACCTACAACTGACAATTTACCATAAACATGTAATTCTCGTATTAATGATGTATGTTTAAGTTCATCAATTATATTTTTATCATTTTTATTGTTTATTCTTAATCTTAAAAATCCAATCAATAAATCAGTTGATATTGTATTGTATGATATAAAATATTCAATTCCGCCAGATGATTTATAAATTTCAATATCTAATTTAACATCATTACTTTCAATATTATTATTTTTACATGATCTACATCTAATACAATTACACTTTATCTTATCATTTTGTAATCTATTACGTAAATTGATTGAATTTTTACTATAACCTCCGATTAAATCATCGATTTTCCATTCGCGCAGTATTCTGTTAATTCTAATATATTTATGAACCTTTTGTTTAAAATTTTTAATAATTTCATATAAATATTCTTCATCGTATGGAACATATGTTTTATTTTCATACCACTGTTTTATTTTTGTATATGGTAATACAGCACATGGATAGAGCTTAATGTAATCAATTTGCATTTTTTCGTCGTATAGGACTCTATTCAATGTTTCATTATCAATTTCAGGTGTTGAAAATGGTAAATTTTGCATTATATGAATATCGATCTTAAAGCAATTATCTTTTAATAATTTAATTGCATTATAACAATCTTCACAAGTGCATTGTCGATTAACCTTTTTTAATATATAATCATCTAAAACCTGAATTCCCAATTGAACTCTTGTTATAGATAAATATCTAAACGATTTAATTTCTTCTATCGTTATTAAATCTGGACGCGTTTCAATTGTTAATCCTATAATTTTTATTTTTGAAAATTCATTATCTTTAATTTCTTCTTCTAAACTTTTTTTATCTCTTTTTATAATATCATAAAAAGTATTTATACAATAATAAACATCACTAATGAATATTTTATGAAATTCCTTTTTATATGATTGAAAAGTTCCTCCTAAAATAATAATTTCTAATTTATCAATTTCATGTCCGATTTCAATTAATGTATTTAATCTGGAATAAATTTGTTTTTTAGTATCAAAATTAAATAAATTTGAACGCAATAAAGCAGGGGAACTATCTATATATGATCGTGGTTGACCAGGTTGATTAGGACAGTAATAACAATTATATTCGCAAGAAAAATTAATTATTTTATTATCATATTCATATGATGGTGGTGTTACAATAGTTAATGAAATAATACCATCTATTGATTTATTGATTTTTTTAGTTAAAATATTTTTTAAATCTAAATTAGTATAATTTAAATTATTATAAACTTTTAATAAATCAGATTTTCTAATATTTATTTTATATTTTCTCTGAAAATATTTAACAAAATTTCCATAATTTTTAATATTTGTATTTTCAAATTCATTTTGTAAAATCTTATAATTTTCAACAGATAAATCATTATAAACTTTATAATTTTCAAAATTTTCAATATCACACATTATAATAATAAATAAAATAATTATTTAATTATCATTTTTTTATTTTTAATTAAAATATTTTATTTATCGCTCATTCTTTTACCTTTTCTTTGAGCTGCAGATTTTGATTTTTTTTCTGCTAATGCTTTTCTTTTCTCTTCTTTTTCGCGTAATTGTTTTCTAAATTCTGATAATGTCTTTGGATGATTCGTTGGTATTCTTTGTTTAAAAACAACACCACTTTCTGATTTAAAACTTTTTCCTAAAAGTTCTGCTAAATCTCTATCTAAATCTTGGCTATCTTTTTTAATTCTCTCACTTATTCTTGTAAGTTCATGAATTTTTTTCTTTTTATGTGCTAAATTTTGTGATCTATTTGATACTTTAATATTTCCAAATAATTCAGATAATTCATCTTCAGCATTTGCTTTAGATCTTGATTTGTTTGGTTTTCTTGCCCCGCCTAAAACTTTAGTTAAAAAATCCATGTATTTCTATTTTTATAATAGAAATAAAAATAAAATGACATATTTTTATTATGATGTAAATAATTTATAATTTATTCATAATCTGAATCTGAATCATAAACAGAATCATAAAATATTATTTTAATTGTATCATTTATAACATAATTTTTAAATCCATTACTAATATAAAATTTAACAAATTTATCAAAATTCAAATTTATAAATTTAATTGTATCTATAATATTTTCAGTATTATTAAAATATAATTTATTACATTTATCTATAATAGGAGATTTTCTATAATTATTAAAATACAAATATGACCTGATATTAGTTTTATCTTTTTTATTATATTTTTTATATTGATAAAATATATCTATTTTATTTTTATTATATATATAATCATTTGTAGTAATTACATCTATAAATTTATTAATTTTAATTTTATCCAAATACTCTTCATATCCATAATCAAAATTTAAAATTCTTGGATTATTTTTTATATAATCAATTATTACAGGATCAGTGTATTTGCTAATTATAAAACTTGTTTTAATTTTTGAAATAATTAAAAAATAATGAAATATATTTGCATGTATATCAATTGGTTTCAATAATTTTAATTTAAAATATTTGCATAATAGATTATCTTTTCTAATAATATCATTATCTTCTAAAAAAGAACCAATTTTAATAATAATATCTCTATGTAATAAAGATAAATCCATTAAATAATAAATATTTTATTATCAATAAAATCATTTTTTAATATTTTGTTGATATTAAAATAAATTAATTATTTAAAAAAAAATGATATAATATTAATAATTAATAATATGTCTGAAATTTGTATTGTTGATGATTGTGATAATAATGCTTTTTATGGTAATGTTATTGATTATAAAAAGAAATATTGCAAAGAACATAAAAATATTGAAGATAATTTGATTGATATTAGAGTAAAAAATAATTATTGTAAATCTTGTTTATATACATTTGGAATATATGGATATATTAATGATAAAAAAAATTTATTTTGTAAGAACTGTAAAAATGATGATATGATTGATATTAGAAATAAAAAATGTATTAAATGTGAAAAAAGACCTACTTTTAATTATCCAAATGAATCAAAACCATTATTTTGTAAAGATTGCAAATTAGATAATATGGTTGATGTTATAAATCCGAAATGTATTAAATGCGATGATAAATATCGCGTATATAATTATCCAAATGAATCAAAACCATTATTTTGTAAAGATTGCAAATTAGATGGAATGATTGATGTTTTGGATAAAAAATGTATTTTTCCATTATGCGATAAATTTCAAAAAATAGAACAATATTGTTATCGTTGTTTTTATGCTTTATTTCCTAATGATGAAAGATGTAAGTATATTAAATTAAAAGAAAATGAAGTGAAAAAATATATTCAAGAAACTTTTAAAAATTTATCATTTATTTTTGATGAACCTATAAAAGGTGATGGATTATGTATTAATAAACGACCTGATATATTATTAAATCTTAATAAACATTCTATTATTATAGAAATTGATGAAAATCAACATAAAGGATATGTTGTTGGATGCGATGATTCAAGAACTTTGATAATACAAGAAGCGTTAAATAGACCAACAATATTTATCCGTTTTAATCCAGATGATTATGTTGATGAAAATAATAAAAAAGTATTATCACCATTTAAAATTGATAAAAAATTAGGATTAACAACAATACCAAAAAATAATGAAAATGAATGGAATAATAGATTATTATTACTGAAAGAAACTATAAATAATAATTTAGAATATAAATCAGATGAACCAATAACTATTATTAAATTATTTTATGATAAAATTATATAAATAATTTATAAAAAATTTTTTATAAATTATTTAAAAAAAATAAAAAAATAGGAATGGGCAGTATTGATCTGCCGTTTCCGATTCATAAGATCGGCGAACTGACCATTGTTCGACACTCCCAGTAATAAGTTAGTATAACTAACTTATTAAATATATATATAAAATTATCCTTATATCATTTTCAAAAATAAAATTTAAAATAAATAAATCGCTTGTTATAAAATTAAACCGAAATTTTATAAAAACTTTTTCATTTTCATTGAGAGAGTAAAAATATAATAAGAACAACAAAAATAAATAATTAAAATTTATAAAAAATTTATAATCTTTAATAAAACAATTAAATTTTTTATATTAATAATTCGTAATATTTTTTTTAATGCATAATAAAAATTATTCATTTATTATAAATTAAAAAATTATAATTTTATATCATTTTTATAAAATCTTCTAATAGAATTATTTGTATATCTTTTTCTTTTGCAGTTGTTATTTTACCACTTGTTTCATCAATATCTTTAATTATTAATGCATAAGTTTTTTTAGTAATACTATTAGATATAGTTCCACCTAATTCTTTTATTATTTTTTCTAATTCATTATCTCTAAAACCACTGAATACAAATACTTTATCTTTAAATTTTTGATCTATTTCTTTTGATATTTTTTTATCATCTTCATTTTTACATTTAATATTTAAATCATCATAAAATTTATAAAAATTTGGTAAATTATCTATAAATTGTTTTGCCATAATATTAGATATTCCTTCAACTTTTATTAAATCATCTATTTTTAAATTTAATGCTTTTTTTCTATCACTAAAAATAAATGAATATTTATCATAAATTAATTTAATTCTTGCTTCGCCATAATTTCTTCCAATAGTATTTGATGCATGCATTAAACTACAACAATCTTTATTATTAATTAATTTTAAAGAATCTAATATTTTATTTGAACTTAATTCTTTAAAACCTTCTATTTTTAATAATTCTTCTTTTTTAATATTAATTATTTTTTTAAGAGTATCAAAACCATTATCATATATTTTTGTTATAACTCCTTCTGCTACATTTGGTATTTTTAAAGTTTTCATAAAATATAAAAATGATGATATATCTTGTTCTCTATTTTTTTTATTATCATCTAATATAATATCTACATTAGTTTCATTCCATTTATATTTTATATCATCAGGCATTGATGGTTTATTATTAGCGGATGATGTTAAAATTTTGTGGATAAACGGAATTACATCTCCTGATCTAATTATAACAATTTTAGAACCAGGACCTATTTTATTAGATACTATAAAATTAGCATTAAAACCAGTAGCTTGTTTTATTTTAACACCATTAAGTAGAACTTCATCAAATTTTACAATTGGTTTTAAATAACCATCTTTAGAAATATTCCATTCAACATTTTCAACAATAACTTCTGCTGATTCATTTGTTAATATAGACTTAAAAGCAAATGAATATTTCGGGTTTTTACCTTTAACTAATTCATATTCTTTATTATGTCTAACAACAATACCATCAATTTCATAATCACTATTTTCTTTAAAATTTTGTAAAATTTCTGATAATTTCTCTATATTTATTTCATTTTGTTTAATATGTTTAACTACTTTAAATCCCATTAATTTTAAACAATCTAAGTCTTGATTTTTAGATGATAAAATTTCATATACTATAAAATCAATATATTTCAATATGTTTGGATTAATAATTTTTGAATTAATTGCACCTGCAACAACATTTCGCGCATTACTTCCTATATCTTTAATTATTTCCCAATTTTTTTTGCTTATTAATAATTCACCTCTTACTGCTAAATTAATACCTTTAATTGGTGGAATTATAGATTTTATATGATTTATATTTTGTCCTTCAGAACCATCACCTCTTGTATAAATATTAATTTCATTATTATTATAAACAACTAAACAGGATATTCCGTCTAATTTTTCTGATATAATATAATCTTTTGGATTATTATATTTTTTAATCCAATTATTTATATCTTTCTCTTCTTTTTTTTTGTCTTGCGATCCAAGATAATAAGGTAATATTTCTTTATTTCTTTCTGGATTTGCGCCAACTTTATCAAAATATTTATTTTTTGGATCTATTTTTTTTAAATAGTTTGTTATAATATCATAAATTTCATCAGAAAATAAAGGTTCTGCTGAATTTGTATATTTTTTATCTGCTTCTTCTAATATTTTTACTATTTGTTCTTTATTTAAAGTTTTTAAATATTTAATAGGGTTTTTAGTTATTTCTTCATTCATTATTTATATAATAATATATAAAATATAATTATATCATTTTTTATTTGAAATTAAAAACAAAAAAAATCTATTTCTTATTTCTATATTATCAAATTTTTCATCATAAATATCTATATTCTTTTGCTATTTTATCAAAATTTTCATCAAAAATCCATTCGCCATAATTATCATATTTATTTTTATCACATAATGGATAAATATCATATCTTGAACACCATAATCTTTCTTTTGTATTTATATCTTCAACTAAACAAGAATTATTTATACAAGTAATATAATTAATTTTATTATATTGTGGTATAATATTATTGTAAAAATTATATTTCATCATAAAATTATATTCTAAAATAGACATTTATTATATACTAAATATTATTATAAAAATAAAATCATTTTTTTTCAATTAAGAATTACTACTATCAATACTTTTAGAACTATTACTAATATCTTTAGATCTACTTATTTTTTTGCTTTTAAATCGACATTTTAAATATGAAAAGATGTAAAAATCAAGATAAAATAGATTGGTATGATTTATCTATAATTGTATTAGATTATAAAGAAATAATATTATAATATCAAAATGATTATTTGGATAATTATAAAAAAATGATTTTTTATATTATTATTTTTTATTGTATATAAATGAGTTTAAATAAACCAATTTGGAAAATTAGAGATTTTATTGATATAAAAAATATTAACTATATAACTTTATCAAGAAATAGAAATTCTATTAGTATATTAGAAAAAAATCAGGATAAAATAGATTGGTATAATTTATCTAAAAATCCAAATGCTATACATCTTTTAGAAAAAAATCAAGATAAAATTGAATGGAATGCATTATGTTATAATAAAAACGCTATACCTCTTTTAGAAAAAAATCAAGATAAAATTAATTGGTTTGTTTTATCTTATAATAAAAATGCTATTAAACTTTTAGAAAAAAATCAAGATAAAATTGATTGGATTGAATTGTGTTATAATAAAAATGCAATTCATCTTATAGAAAATAATCAAAATAAAATTGATTGGAATGCATTATCTTATAATAAAAATGCTATTCATCTTTTAGAACAAAATCAAGATAAAATTGATTGGTTTAATTTGTCTTGTAATACAAATGCTATTAGTCTTTTAGAACAAAATCAAGATAAAATTGAATGGAATGCTTTATGTTATAATAAAAATGCTATACATCTTTTAGAAAAAAATAAAGATAAAATTGATTGGAATATTTTATCGTATAATACAAATGCTATTCATATTTTAGAAAAAAATCAAAATAAAATTAATTGGAATGCATTGTCTATAAATTCAAATGCTATTAAACTTTTAGAAAAAAATCAAAATAAAATTAATTGGAATGAATTTTCTGCGAATCCTTCATTAATTGTATTAGATTATGAAGAAATGGAAAAAAATAATATTAAAATATATGAAGAACTTATACAAGAAGTTATGAAACCATCAAGAGTTTTTAAATATCAAAATGAAAATTATGATTATTTAGAAGAATTATTTGGATAATATAAAAAAATGATTTTTTTATTTTTAATTTTTTTTATATAATGAAAAATTTGATTAAGATTGTATGGTATAATTTATCTTTTAATAAAAATGCTATTAGTCTTTTAGAAAGAAATAAAGATAAAATTTGTTGGAATATTTTATCTTATAATAAAAATGCTATTCATCTTTTAGAAGAAAATCAAGATAAAATTGATTGGAATGCATTATCGTATAATACAAATGCTATTTATCTTTTAGAGAAAAATAAAGAGAAAATTAATTGGAATGCATTATCTATAAATTCAAATGCTATTAGACTTTTAGAGAAAAATCAAGATAAAATTAATTGGCATAATTTATCTTATAATAAAAATAATATTCATCTTATAGAAGAAAATCAAGATAAAATTGATTGGGGTTTATTATCTTATAATAAAAATGCTATTCATCTTATAGAGAAAAATCCAGATAAAATTAATTGGAGTAATTTATCTTCTAATACTAATGCTATTCATATTTTAGAAGAAAATAAAGATAAAATTGATTGGTATAATTTATCTTCTAATATAAATGCTATTTATCTTATAGAGAAAAATCAACATAAAATTAATTGGAATACATTATGTTATAATAAAAATGCTATTCATCTTTTAGAAAAATATGAATATAAAATTAATTGGTTAAATTTATGTTCTAATATAAATGCTATTCATATTTTAGAGAAAAATCAATATAAAATTAATTGGAATGAGTTATCCAAAAATCCAAATGCTATTCATCTTTTAGAAAAAAATCAACATAAAATTGCTTAAAATTACATTTCTTGTTGTGCTAAACATAATTTAATTTCTCCAATATTTCCTATACTATATTTTAATATAATAGGATAAGAATTTTTTAAATAAATTTCTACAGTATTACATAAATTAGTACATTTAGTAAAAATAGATAAATATTTTAAACTAAAAATACCTTGAATTATTTCTTGATTTATATTATCGTCTCCTTTTTTAATATAAATATTTTGTGATTTTTCAGTTCCAAGAACTGTTTCTTGAGAACAAAATTCTCCTTTACAACTTAAAAATAATTTACCTTCAATATTTTTAATTTCAATATATTCTGCTAAATTATGCATATCTCTAATAATTTTTTGTAAATAAGCGGAAGGCATTGAAATAATAGTATTAAAATCAACTGGTGGAATTTCTACATTTAAAACATCAATATCAAGCATTGATAATTTATAAGTAGTTTTAACATTTTTTTCAATATTTTCAATAGTTATACCTAAAATATTAGGATCATTTTTTAATATATATAAAGATAATACATCATTATTTGTAATAGTTTTAATAAGCATATGTAATTTTAACATATTAATACCAACAAAAAGTTTTTTACTACAAAAATATTTTTCAAATTTTTCTGCTTCTAATTTCAAATGAATTAAAACTACATGCGAATTATCCATTGCAATTATCTTCATACCAGTATTATCAAATTCCAAATTAATGTCCATCAATATTTCTTTTAAAGCATCAATAACTAATTTTATAGTAGATGATTGAATTGTTTTTATATCTAATAAAAATTCTTCTGACATATTATATATAAAATATTATATTTTCTTTATATACATTATTTATTATATATAAAAAAATGATATTAAATATAAATAATATAATATTATTAAATGCAAACAGGTATTATTTCTTTTTGCGATAGGGTTGCTTATAATATAAAAAGTAATGATATTAAGGATATTATTTTAGATAATTTATTTTCTTTATACGGAATCAGAATTATACAAAAACATTATTTTAAATTAGATGATTCTAATATACAATATATAAATAAAATACCTCATTTAATTTGTTTAAGAACAAATGGAAATCCGTATTATTTACTTTTTACTTTATATAATGATATTCCTATTATATACTTTATTGATAAGAAAATTCATCCTGGTTATGAAAAACCAAGAATTATATTATCAAAAGGAAGATTTGATATATCTTTATTTAAAAATACTTTAATTGATGGAGAAATGGTTAAAACTAATAATGGAAAATGGACTTTTATTATAAATGATATTATAAGTTATAAAAATATAAGATTAGATAATAAAACATTACCTGATAGATTAGTAATTTTATATAATTTATTAGATAAAAATTATGAAGAAGATAATATTATGGATGTTTGTAATTTTAAAATAAAAACATATTATTTTCCGTGTAAAAAAAGTGTAGATGAATTAATAAATTTATCAAAAAAATTAGATTATACTTGTAGAGGTATTTATTTCTGGTCATATAATTTTAGACATAAACCTAAATTATATAATTTTAATGAAGATAATATAATTAATGTATGTAGAAAAACAAAAGATATAACCGAATTTAAACAATTAAATTCATCACCTTCTATTACACCTACAATCCAGACAATTTTAACATCAAATATTCCTCCGTTATCATTAATTAATGATAATAATAATGAATATAAGATATTATGGATTACAAAAACGGATGATGTTGATGTATATAAATTATATGATAATGAAAATACAATAATTTCTACAAATATTGGTATAGCATTTATACCAAATTTAAAATCAAGTAAAGAAATGCGATTAGCATTTAAAGAAAAAAATATAACAAATCCTATTAAATATAAATGTGTATTTAATAAAACATTTAATAAATATCAACCATTAGAAATTGCCTAATTTTTTTATTAAAAGTGGATCAATATAACTTTTTTTACAAATATTTGCTGTATTATGTAATTTTTCAGAAACCAATTTTATAGCATCATTTACTTTAATATCTTTTATTTTCATAAATTTAATAAATAACTCATTAGCATTCCAAGTTCTTAAATCTTTTGATGTTATTTCTTTATTTATTTGTTTTAAATAATTATTAACATCATTTGAATTACATTCAAAAACATTATCTTTATTTTTTTTAGATATTAAATAATTATAAATATTTGTATTTTTACATACTGATTTATTAATCACCCCTTTTTTTCCAACAAATTCTATTTTAATTTTATTAGGTTTTATAAAGTTTAAATGACTATATTTTAATGTTGTTATACCATAAGAATTATTTTCTTTTAAATATTTTTCATTACCTACTCTAAAACCACAATTTATTATTAAAAATAAAACAATAGCAATTTCTTTATTTAAATCATTAGATACTTTATTAATATCATATTCCATTTTACTTTTAATTTTTTTAACATATTTTCTTAATCTCATATATCTATTAAATTTTTTTTTAGATTGTTTTTCAATAAAAATTGGATTATAAAGTATTTGTTTTCTGTTCTTACTATCAAAACCATAAGCAAGTATTTTATTTTTTTCATTTTTTGATTTTATTATAACATTATTATATGCAGGAGGTATTTTTATTGATTTAATATAATCCAAAATATTTTCATCTTTTATTTCATTTCCATTACCAAAAACATATTTAAAACCTATTTTATAATTTCCTAATCTTTTATATATATTATTACTCATTTAATTATCAATTATAAAATTATCTTCAGTATTGAATTTTAATTTCCATCCTTTATCATAAAGTCCATACATTTTTTCAAAATAAGATCGGAGTTGATTTCTATCTGGTTGTTTTTTAGATTTTATAATATTTTTAGAACACCATATTTTAAAATCTCCATAAATTTCCATTATCATTAATTTTTCTTTAACATTGTCGTCTTTAATAATTTTATCATGAACATATTGTCCGATAATATCATTATTATTTTTATATTTTTGAGTAGCATTAACAACTTCGCGAGGTTCGTGTATTTTTACAGGATTAATACCTTTATGTCTTTCTATTAACATTGTCATAAATATTTCTGAATATCTTTCAAATTTTTCAGTTAATTCCATATCCATAATAAATTCATTCGGTTTTGTTGGATTTTCGCAGAATTTTGATAAAAATTCTATAACTCTAATTCTTCTCCAAGTTCCACCATCATCACTTGGAATTTCAGGTAATTCATTACACGCTAATATCATAGTAAATTGTGGTGTAAATTCAAATGGATCTTTATATAAACCTCTTGTTAAAATTTTATCATTTCCTGATAATTCTTTCATATAACCTATATTTATTTTATCATTTTCATTAGGTTCTGATAATACTGCAAATCTTCGTCCTTTTGTTCTTTCTACTTCACTTTGTGCCGCATTAGATGCAGCTCTTTTTTGAGTTAATAATGATATAGGTAATGTTGAATAATAATCACCTACAGTTTTTTGTATTAAGTCTAATAATCTACTTTTACCATTACTACCTTGTCCAGTAAATATATAAAATCTTTCTTGTGTTATACTACCATCAATTATACAACATAAAATATCTAATACATAATTACGGATTGCTTCATTTGTAAATAATTTAGAAAAGAAATCATTAATTTCATCTATTTCAGGAATATTGGGATTATAAGGAATATAATTTTTATAAGTGCTAAATGATATATAATCGTCAGGCATTCCTTCTCTAAAAATATGCATTTTTAAGTCATAAACACCATTTTCAAAACCTATTAAATGTTTTCTACTATCTAACATTTCTTCAAATTTTTCATCTATAAATAAACATTTACATTCTTTCATAATATGATCTTTAAATGATGCATTTTTTAATTTTAATGCTATTTTTTGTGATTCTTGTGCTCTTACTTCAAAAACTGCCTTTGATGTTAATGTTGATGGATCACTATTTGCAGTTAAAGATTGATAATTATAATATTGTGATCTTTCAATAAATTTTTTACAAATTTCATCACTTAAAGCTTTTCTTAGATATAAACCTTCTCTTGTTTTTACCCATCTATGTTTTCTTTTATCATATTTAAACCATATATCTTTTGAAACTGCTTTATATTCATCTTTATATTGTGCTTGAATTACTTTTGCTATATCATAATGTGCTCCTTGACTATTTATTGCCATATCTATTAAATTATAAATTGCTTCATCTATAATTTCGTTATATCTTCTACTATTATCATTTTTTGCCCACCATCTTAAAGTTCCCATTCCCATATGATCTTTACGCATTTTATCCCATAATCTTTGACATTCTCCTTCTATATAACTACTACTTATTTTTGAAAATTCTATCCAAGTTGGTAATAATCTATAATCAATATTTCGCAAAACCCATCCTAATGTAATCCAATCATCATATTTTTCTGCTCTTGTGTGTGATAAACATTCAGTTACTAAAATTCTTGCAAGTTCTAATTCATCTTCTGTTGTATAATTTTTATTTATATGAATAGCTTTATTGAATAAAATATTATTTTCTAATTTATCTTTTTTTGATTTATCAATTGAAGGTAAAACGTGTTTTATATATTCTTCTATTTCTAAAACATGTTCTGGTTTAATTTTTGATATATCTGCTTTTTTTTTCATTGAAAATAATGATATATATTTTATTTCATCAGCAGCTTGTATTGTAAAATTTAATAGTTGAGTTTTATTATCTTTATAAAAATAAATTTTTGAAACTCTATAAGCTTCACAGTCTGGTTTTTTACTACCATACATTTGCCAACAATTTGATGTTATTATTGCTTTATCAATAATATCTTCATATTCATTACATATAGGTAAATCTTTAAAAAGTTCATTTGCTATATCTAATATTTTTTTTCTAATAAAGTGTTGTGTGTTATTTGATGCTATAATATTAGGAAAAACTATATGTATACCATCTTTTATTTTATTTCTATATTCAGTAGGATTTGATTTTTCCATTATATATGCATAATTTTCTTCATCCGATAAATCTAAATATTTATTTATTAATATAAAATAATTATTTATAATATTATAAATATTTATATCATTATATTTCCTTTCTATTTTTTCATTAACTAAACAGAATCTAAAATCTAAATCTATTCGTATTGGACTTGGATCTATTGGTTTTTCAGTAAAATATAAAGGAATTCCATTCATTATTGCAAGAGCATATAAATTAATAAATTCTTCATATTCTTCATCACTTATAAATAACGAAACTTTAGGATTTGCTATACTTGTATTAGTAAATGCTTTACCTTTTTCGGATTTGTGTTTATTTATAAAAGAACGGAGATCTTCTTGTATTCCCATATATTAATATATTAATATATTTTATTATTAAATCATTTTTTTTATATTGATTATGGTAATATTTTTTAAAAAAATAATGAATATATTATATAGAAATGGAAAATAATATTTGTAGTCCAGGTAATGAAGTAAATTATAAAAAATATAAAACTTGTTTTAGTAAATCTTCTTTAATAACACTTATAAAATCTTGGAATAAAATAAAAAAAAATAATAAAATATTATATAAATCTTCTTATAGTATTGATAAATTATGGCAATTATTAAATGAAAAACTTAATATATATTGTAATCCAAGTAATGATATTTGTATGATTTCAAATGTAAAAAAAATATTATTAAATTTTGATGATAAAAATAAAATAGAAAATATTGAAAAAAAAGAATTAAAACCCGAAAAACCTATTGAATGGTATAATAATCCCCACGAATGGTTATCTAATTATGATATAAATGATGTAATGCAACAATATAACAATGATAAATCTTTTAAATATAAATTTTTAGGTTCATTTCCAATAGATTTTGCGGTTAAAGATAATTTTAAAAAATGTTTATATTCTGAATTTTGTAATTTAGATATGAAAAAATTTATAAATAAAAAAATAAAATATTTAGGATTAATAACAAATTTAGATAGACACGACCAACCAGGTTCTCATTGGACTTCTACTTTTATGATAATTGATCCAAAATTAAAATCATATGGTTCTTATTATTATGATAGCACTGCAAGAAAAATACCTATTTATGTTTTAAATTTTCTTAAAGATATTCAAGAAAAATTATTAAATATTTATCCTAATAAAAAATTTACTATTAATTATAGTAAAAGACAACATCAATATAGTAATACTGAATGTGGTGTTTTTTCAATTTATTATCAATTATTATGGTTAATAAATTTAAAAAAAAATAAAAATATAATTTTTGAAGATATTATTTTAAATAAAGAATTAAATGATAATAAAATGTATCAATTAAGAAATAGTTTATTTAGAACTAATGATAAAATTATATAACAAATGCAATAATACTAACAAACATAAATATTATTATTGAAAAAACATCTATTTTAAAAGATAATTTTATTTTTTCACTCTCACTTAAAAAATCTTTTTTTTGCGATACTATTGATGGATCTAAAGTATTCAACATTAATAAATATAATAAATAACTTATTATTAATATCATTATTATATGAGATAATATACCATACATATTTGAATGAAAATTAAAATAATTAAACATAATTCTCATCTTATATAAATCTAAATTTACAATTAAAACAACTATTATTATTAATATTATGTAAATAATAACATAATATTTTAATGCTCCTGCTATATTTGTTATTACATTATTTGAAATTGCTTTTTCTACTAAATATAATGATATAATTCTAAATATAAAAATTATTCCTATAAATATTATTTTATCTGTCGTATTTATAGATATATTTTCTTTTGGATCTAAATTATTTAATTTAACTCTATTATAAAATTCTTCCTCTATTAATGCTTTTGATCTTTTATTTTCATTTATATCCTTAGTATAATTATTTAATATATTTTCAAATATAGAAACATCAAATTCATCAGTTTTAAATATAATATTTTTAATATTATTTTTATCTACTTTTGATGAATTAAATATTTGTTTTATATATATTATTATTTTATCATATCTTATTTTAAAATTATCTATTTTACTTATCAATTCATTATAATTATCTTCTATATTTTTATCATATCCTCCTGTTAAAATATCTTTTACTTGTCTTTTTATAGATTCATCATTTATTAAAGAATTATCTTTTTTAGTTTTTTCTAATTCTAAATTATCATTTGTTGTTTTAGTATTAATAATTTTTTCAACTACATCTTTGTTTCTTTTTAAAAATATAAAATAATTATTATATAATTTTTCATAAATATCACAAATATCAACATAAGTATCTGATAATAATTCTGGTTTATTATCAATTGTTTGATTATATAATGATTTAATATTCTTTATTTTACTTCCAAAATTATTATCAACATTATCATCTAATTTTTCTATAAAAGAAAATAAATCATCTAATTTATATTCTTTTATTTTTTCCAAATATGGAACTTTTTCATCATCATATTTAGAAATCTCCCCATTTATTCTTGAAATATAAGATTGCATTGTTGAAATATTAATATTAGTATCATCTCTTATATTTACAATTTCAACAGTATTTATACTTGAATAATCTTTATAATTATATATTATATTATCTAAATTCTTTTTTATTAATTCTATTGATTTAATTATTTTATAATAATTAGTAGAAATATCATTTATTTCTTTATCTACATCTTTATTACTACCACCTTTTTTATCATCTAAATTTATATATAATTTTAATATTCTATCTAATAATATTTTATCACATATTTTTATATGAAGATCATATCCATCACCAAAAATTAATATAAATTCATCATCATAATAAACCATTTCTTCATTATCTAATATTTCAAGAAGTTTAATATCATGATCAACATATTCTCTTTCATATATATGGCAATATTCATATAAAATATTTTTTATAGAATCTATAGGAATAGTAGATACTTTTCTATTAATTGATTTAATTTCTTCATATTTTTTTTCTATAAATTTCTTATATTTTCTCGTTTTGTCATCTTCAATTATTATTTGATCTAATTTTTTATTTTTTTGTTCTAATTCACTAATTCTATTTCTTTTGTCTTCTATTCCTTTTTTTTCTTCTTCTTCTTCTTCTTTTTTTTTTATTCTATCTAAATATTCTGCTTTACTTCTTTCTTCTTCTATATATTCTTTTTCACGTTTTTGTCTTTCTATTTCTTTCTCTTTTATTTTTTTATCATATTCTATTAAAATTTTTTCTTTTTGATCATCTAGATTAAACATAGTATTATTATCTATTATATAATCATAAATATCATCTATTAAAGAAAAAATATAATTTATTTTTTCTTCATATTTTTTTATACTATCAATTTTAATATCATTATTAAAAATTTTAGGTTTAGTTCTTTTTCCATTAATATATAATTTTTTAAATTGTTCCGATATATCAAAAAAAACATTATGTACTTTATCATTCATTTCAATTATTTTTTTATCTATTTTATCTTTTGTATATTCTATATGATAATTTATTTTAATTTTATAATATTCTATTATTTGACTAAATATTATAAATTTAAAATAAATAAACATATTACTTTTCAATAAATTTTTAAAATAAATATATCCATCTTTTTCTTCTTCTTTTTTATATAATTCATCATTATAATATGATTCAAAAAAATATTTATTTTTTATTAATATAATATTTTTAAAAATTATACTTATTTTAACATTTTTTTCATCTATATTTTTTTTTATACAATAATCAAAAATATATTTAATAATATAATAATTATATATATTATTTCTATAACCATATATTTTATATGTATCTTCGGAGTCTAAATCATCATATGATGTTTTTTCATCATATATAGAATATATATATAAATATTTTTCTAACAAAATATTATATTCATCATTCAATATATCAACTTTAATATTATCAACATTAATATTATCAATAATAGATGAAATTTCTATATCAAGTTCTATTAATTCATTTTCTAATTGAACTTTATTTAATATATTATAATCTTTATATAATTCTTTTTCTAATATTTGTGATTCTTCTATTACATATTCATCATCTTTAAAATAAAAATAAAGATGTTTATTTAATATATCTTTTTTTAATATAAATAAATTTTCAATGTTTTCTACTTTATATCTATTATTTTCTATATTTAAATCATCATTTTTTTCATCTTCATAAAAAGGTATGGATCTAAAAATTAGATTTTTATGTTTAAAAATATCTATTAAATTTTCATTTTTTTTTATTATTTCAAATAATAAATTTATATAGTTTTTATCTAATAAATATAAAAAATTTATAAAACCTAATATTAAAATATAATTATATTTATGTAAAATGTCATATATCTTAATACTAATATTTAATTTATTAGTATATATAATATATAATAATATATTTTTTAAAATAAGATTATTATCATTATCATTTTTTTGTTCTTCATTTAAAATTTTAAATAAAACATAATTTCTTTCAATACTATTAAATAAATAATTTGCATATAAATTTTCATAATGTAATAAATCATAAAAATGCATCTCATTTCCATATTTTTTTATATAATCGTATATTTTATCATCTTTATTAAATTCTTCAATTATATCTTTATTTTCATTAATAATAAATACAAATATATAAAATGAAATATATGTAAAAAGTTTTTCAACTTTTTTAGATATAGATATATTTTTTTTTAAAGTATAATTATTATATATATAATATGCAATATTATAATATTCATTTATTATAAATTCAATACTGTATTTATCTATATATATTGATTGAATTAAATTATATATAATATTTAATTCATATTCAAACAATATAAAATTTAATTTTAATAATTTATAATATATAGAATAATATTTTGTATGTAAAGATATACTTTCATCTTTTTTAATATAATTTATATATTTATTTTTAAAGTTAATGAATATATCTATATATTTTTTACCATCTAATAATTTAGGTATTGTATTTATAATTTCATTATAAATTGTTGTATATTTTCCATTATAAATTTGCAATTTAGTATAATTAACTGGATTTAAATATAAATCATAACTATAATCATTTGAATTTATCAAATCATTTTTAAACAAATAATTTAATAAATCTATTTTATTAGCACCACCATCTTGTATATAAAAATCGAGGTCTAATACATCATCATCTTTTAATTTTATATAATTATCAATTTCAATTTTTTCTTCTTGATTTAATTCTAAATCATCTTTATTAATAATTTTTATATCATCAATTTCTTTATATTTTTCTATTTTAATTTGTATATGTTGATATATTTTATCTATTGTTTTTTTTAATTCAATATTTTCCCCTTCTTTTATTATACCAAGTTCATATAATTTTAATATAAAATAAATAGTTTTATCAAAATTATAATTATCTGTTTTAATTATAGTATTTCCCCCTTCTTCTATATCTATTAATTTATTTAACATTTCATCACTTTCTTTATTGTTAGACATATATATATCTAAATCTTCATTATTTTGTTCAATAGTAAAATAGTTAAAATAAATATCTTTATTTATTTTAACTAATAAATTATCATTTTCTTCAATATCGTCGCTTAATTTATTTTCTGATAAATCAAATAATGTTTCATCATCCTTATTTATATAACTTATATATAAACATTTAAAAATTTTCATAATAAAATTTAATTCTTTTTTTAAAAAAAGAATAATTTGTTGTTTTTTAGTATCAAAATCATTAACATTATCATATATATCTGGATTTGTTTTATATTTTATATATCTTGATGATTTAAATATATATGTTTGAATTTTTGATAGAATAATTATTTTATATTTTTCATCATATTTTTCTATAATTTTTATAATATTTTTACATTCATATATTAAATTTAATAGTTCAAAAATTAAATTGTGTAAATAAATATTATTATAATTTAAATTATCAATATTTTTTTTAATATCTTCAAATAAACTTAATGTATAAAAATCACGAGATGTTGTATATTTATTTATATTTTTATCTATTATATCTTTTAGTTTTGTTTTATCTTTTATATTAAATTTTTTATTACTTATATTTGTAAAAATATCATTATTAGTATTATAAAATCTATAATATTCCATAATATTTTTTATTTCTTCTGAATATTTCTCATCATCGGCTATTGAATCAAAATCAATAGCTCCGCCAGTATTAGAAATATTAGCGGAAATTAAACCTGTTATTCTAGCAGTAAAACTAGAATTCTTTTTATATTTTATTAATATTTCTAATATTAATTTTATTATATTATTAGTAATTCTTGACGATTTATTTTTATCATTTGTAAATTGTATTAACGTTTTTCCATCTTTAAAAATATCAGTAAATAAATATTCAATTAATTTATCAATAATTCTATTATTAGTATTTATAAGATTAATGTCATCATCTATAATATGATTTAAAATAATATAAATAATAAGAATTATATTTATATTATATTTATCTATATTTTTTAAACAATCATATATATTATTTAATAAATAAGTTAATATTAATTTTTTATCATTTATTACGTTATCAGTTAAAGTTATTCTTATCGGATCACTATATTTTTTTATATCGCTATCAAATTCTATTTGATATTTATATTTTAACAATAATAAATATAAAATATTTATCATGTAAATTTTTTTAACACTAACATGATATTCATCATTATCCTTATTTTTTTCACATAAAAAATATATAATAGTTTTCTGTATTGTAATATTACTAATATCAAAATTATCATCATGAAAAAAATCGGCAAATTTTATAGAATTATCATCTTCAAAAAATATAGATATTTTTTCCACTTTTTTTAAAAGAAAAAGATGTTCAATTTTAAAAGAAGAAGATAATAATAATTTAAAAAAAATTAAAACTTCTTCAATATCTACATTTATTAAGTTAAAAATATTGTTAACTAAATTTTCATATTGTTTAGGATATTCAATATTTTTAATATCATATAAAGATTCTTTTATTTCTGGATTTGGTGCTGCTAATTCTTTAGTTTCTATTGATTCTAATTTTATATCTGGAGGTGATGCTGCTAATTCAACTTTTTCTAATTGTGGTGCGGCTACTTCTTTAACTTCTAATAGTGGTGATATTTGCATAGGTTGTTCTATATTTTCTAATTCTAGTAATTTTTTAGAATCTAAAAATTTTTTAAAATTTTCTTTATTTTTTATTGAAATATCACTATTTATTGATGAAACTTCTTTACATAAATTAAAATTTAGTTTTGTTTTTTCTATAAAATATTTATAATCTTCTTCTGTTAAATATCGATCAACAGATGTAAATAATTTATATAATTTAGATACATATATAATTAAATCTGCAATTTCATTATATTTTATTTTATTGTTTTCTAGTTTATAAAATAAAATATATTTATATATATTTGTTAAACAGTCATTTTCTAATATTTTAAGTATATTTGTCAATTTTATTTGTTGTTCATCATGAAAATTTTTAAAATTTTCATAAATATGTAAAGATTTTTTTGAAAATTCTTTACATATTTCATATATATTAGATATTAAATTACATATTTCATAAATATCATCTGTTCTATCTGTTTTTAAAAAATATGCAAAAATATCTAAAATTTTTTTCTCATTTTTAAGATAATCATATGTTAAATAATATTCAATACTTTGTTTAGTATCATACATTGATATACTTAATAAAAATTGAAAAATTTTACTAGAGTTTGCAATATTAGTAATATCATATAATGAACATAACATATCATTTAAACCTTTAGAATTTGCAATATCATATAATTTATGAACTGCTTCATCATATTTGTTAGAATCCAGGCTATCTTTAAAAAATAATGAATTAAATTTAGTACTATTATATTTATTATATATTTTTTTAAATATTTCAATATATTCTGGATCAATAGAATATTTTTTACCATCATCATAAATTCTTTTTATTTCAGAACTAAACAAATCATAATTAAGAAAAGGACTAGTGATAACCAATATTTTAACTACATTATAAGCTTTATAAATAAATTCAGAAAAATCTTCAGAAGATATACTAATTATATCTTGAAAATTAAAATATATTTTTATTTGAGGTTCAAATAATTTATAAATTATATTGAATTTTTCATTAAAATCTAAAAGATATCGTCCTTTCCAAATATATAATAGATTTCTTATATTATATATTAATATTAATATATCAGTATTAATAAATATTTTGCTAAATTCAAAAATAAAGTTTAAAATTTGTTCATCTAATAATGTATCCTGTGATATTTTTAAATAATCCTTCAATTCTTTTTCTATTATTTCTGGTATTTCTTTATTTTTATAATTATCTAAAATAATAGGTAATGCTTCTTCATATTTAGTTCCTAATTTTATCCCCTTTAATATTTCCATACATTTTTTTATTATATCTATTAATTTTGCTTGTCCTTTATTTAATAATAATCTAGAAGTAGATTTTGGAAAAAAACTATCTATAAGTTTATTAATTTTATTATCAATTTTTACTTGATTAATTTTTTCTTTATAATTATAAGAAGAATTATCAATAAGATAATTTAATAATTTTAAAATATCAGGTTCTTCGAATATATCAAATTCAGAAGATGATTTTTTTTCTTTAAAATTTCTAAATATACCATATTGATTTCTTTGTAATGCTTTTACTTTATCATTTATATCATCTATATCTATAGTAGAACTAACATTTAATTTGTCTAATAAATAATCAATATCACTTATCATATTTTCATATTCATCTTCACTTTTTTCCCAAAAATATATTTTTTGGTTAATTGTTTTATTTTTTAAATCTTGTAATAATGTTTTTAATTTTTCTACATTATCATCTTCAAAAATAGTTTTTGGATCTTCTTTAAATTTTTCTAATGCTTTTTTAAATACAATTAAAGCTGTTGTTGTTTTTGCAAAACTTTTTTCATCATCTTTGCTATCATCATTATTTTTATATTGTAACAAACTTTTTAATGCAACTATATGATCACGATCTTCATCTTCATTCGACTCTTCTAACTTTGAAATTTCATTCTCAAAAAAAATTGTTTCTTCTTCTGAATTATATGATGTTTTTATTTTATCTTTTTCTAATATATATTTAAATATTTCATATTGATTTTTTTTTATTTGTTCTGCTAATAAAGACATATTTGATAATTCGCCAACATAATCAATCATTACTTCTGGAACTGTTAATGAAAATTTATTAAAATCTAATAACAATTTTTCTATATCAGAATTTAATTGAACAGATATTTGTGTTAAATCAGTATTATTAGATTTAACATAAATATCTTGTTTTTTTATTTTGTTTTTCAATTCATTTATTTTTTCTCCGCATATTTGTATTTTTTCTTTTATATCGTCACTACTTAATTCTATTGGTGATTTTAATTCTTTTAATGCTTTTAATTGTTCTACAACTATAGTTGCCAAGGCTGTTGTTTCGTAAACAATTTTATCAGGATTATTATTAGATTCATTAACAACATTTGGATATTTTAAAAATAATTTTATTAATAATTTTTCTTCAGGTGTTTCTACTTCATTTTTTGAAGATGTATATATATGTCTAAGAGTTGATTTTATATCATCAGAAGAAAGATTTCTTTTAAATATTACATCATCATCTATTTTTCTTGGTATACCTACACTAGAAGAAACTGGTAATATTTCTTCTGGTTTTTTATTTTCTTCTAAAAAAATTTCTAATTTTTTTTCTAGTGTTTGTTTCTCTGAATTTAATGTTTTAATTTGTGCTTCTAATTGAACTATTTGTTCATTTTTATCTTGTTGTAATTTAGCTATTTGTGTTTTTAATAATTGTATTTCATCATCTTTATCTTTTGTTAATTGTCTTATTTGTCCATTTAAATCAGCTATTTTTACACCATCATCTTGTTTTAATGTTTTAATTTCTGCTTCTAAATCAGCTATTTGTGCATCTTTTCCCCCATCATCTTGTCGTAATCTATCAATTTGTGTTTGTAACCCAGCTATTTTTACACCATCATCTTGTTTTAATGTTTTAATTTCTGCTTCTAAATCAGCTATTTGTGCATCTTTTCCCCCATCATCTTGTCGTAATCTATCAATTTGTGTTTGTAACCCAGCTATTTT